ACAGAAATCGTTATCGAGAGAATTAAGCTTCAAAAGATCCGCTTAGATGGTGGCACTCAGCCCCGCAAAGAGATTGACGAGCCCATGGTTCAGCATTACACCGAGATATTACTCGAAGGCAAAGACAAATTTCCGCCCATCGAGCTGTGGTTTGACGGCAAGGCCTACTGGCCAAGCGATGGGTTCCATAGATTCCACGCACACAAGCGAGCTGGCTTCTTAGACATTGAGGCTGCAGTCAGTCAAGGCACCAAGCGCGATGCGTTTACGGCTTGCTTAAAGGCCAACAGTAAGCATGGCAAGCCACGTACACCAGACGAGCGCCGCTATGTGGTGCAGATGGCCTTAGAAGACATCGAATATTCCAATGCTACTGACCATACGATTGCAGAGCTGTGTGATGTATCAGTCCAGACAGTTGGCCGTGTTCGTAAAGCGTTAGGTTTGGAAAAGACCACTCGCGTAACAAAAGACGGCAAGACAATTTCTACCGCGAACAGAGGCCGGCCATCAGCACCACCACCCCCACCTCCCACGCCTGTTTACACCGAGGACGACAAGCTTCATGAGATGGCTATCGAGCAGATTGCGCTCACAGAAGAGAACACCAAGCTCAAAGATATGTTGGCAATCAAGACTTTGCCTGTGTCTGAGGAGGCTAGAACAGAAGTTCAGGAAACCATAGAGTCGCTGCGAGAAGAGGTCAAAGGCCTTGAGTTTAAGCTGCGCACCATGACCCAATCACGCAATGAATTCCAGAGTAAGAATGCTGAGATGATTAAGCAGATGACTTATTGGAAAAAGCGCGCTGAGAGGGCGGAAAAGGCTTTAGAATCTAAATAAACCGAAGCTGGGCGGTATCCCAGCAGGAGAATCAAATGCTCGAATTAAGACCGCATCAAGCGGATGTCGTGGAGAAGCTCGCTCAGGGCTTCAAGGATGGCCACAGAAGCCAGTTGCTGTATGCCCCAACGGGGTTTGGCAAGACCGAGGTGGCTATGGCCATCATGCTTGAGCAGGCCAAGCAGCTCAAGAACGTAGCGATGGTGCTAGATCGCATTGTGTTGGTCAATCAAACCAGCACCCGCCTTGGTAACTACGGCATCAATCATGGTGTCATGCAGGCAGACCACTGGCGGTATCGGCCTTACGAAAAGATCCAAGTATGCAGCGCGCAGACCTTAGAGAGCAGGGATAACTTCCCTGACGTCTCTATGCTCATCATTGACGAGTGTCACGTTCAGCGCAAACAAATCATTCAGTTCATTAAAGACAGGCCAGACATGAAGGTGATTGGCCTCACGGCTACGCCTTTCACTAATGGCTTGGGTGATACATATACCAACGTAGTGGGTGCCAAGCCTACTGGTGAGCTGATTGAATCTAAGTGGCTTACCCCGCTGAAGATATACATTGCCAAAGAAATCGACATGACGGGCGCAAAGAAGGTGGCCGGTGAGTGGTCATCTGATGATGTGTCTGAGCGCGGCATGAAGATCACGGGTGACATTGTTGAAGAGTGGATCAACAAAACCATGGAAGTGTTTGGTGGGCCTCGCAAGACTGTGGTTTTTGCCTCTGGTGTTGAGCATGGCCGCGACCTTGTGCGCCAGTTCAACGAGCGCGGTTTTAACTTTGTGTCGATCAGTTACAAAGAGGATGACGAGTTCAAGGCCGAGACAATCGAAGACTTCAGCAGGCCTGACACGAAAATTAACGGACTTATTGCTACTGACATACTAACCAGAGGTTTTGACGTCCCTGATGTGATGATTGGCGTGTCTGCTAGGCCGTTCTCCAAGTCGTTTAGCAGCCATGTGCAGCAGATGGGGCGCATCATGCGGCCATACGAGGGTAAAGCTTTTGGCCTGTGGTTGGATCACTCCGGTAACTATCTCAGGTTTAGGAAGGATTGGGATAAGCTTTTTGATGAGGGCGTGACCGAGCTGCAGAATGGGGCGGAGGCTGCAAAGAAAGAGCCAACAGAGAAGGAGAAGGGCGAGGCCAAGTGTCCAGCCTGCAAGACTTTGTGGGTCTGGCCTGATCGGGTCTGTGGTGAGTGCGGGTTTGAGAAAGCTCAAAAGCAAGTCCTGAATGTCCCAGGTCAGCTGACAGAGCTGGAGATGACCAAGCGCGAGGCCGTGTCTGAGAATCAGAAGTTCTACTCTGAGCTGATCTTCTATGCCAAGGCAAGGGGATACAAAGAGGGTTATGCGGCTGTCAAATACAAAGAAAAGTATGGGGTTTATCCCCGTGGATTACATACAAACCCCGCACCAATTACTCACAAGACGGCCTCATGGATCAAGTCGCGCAATATTGCATGGCTTAAAGCTACGGGGAAAGCATGACATTCGAAGAGTTCGCAAGGGATCATGGCCTCATGATTAAAGACCTGATCTTGGATCGCTGGGTGCGTGTTGGGACTGAGGATCATCCTCGAAAACAGAATGGCGCGTATATCTTTGACGGCCACAAGGGTGCAATCATTAACTTCGCGGTGCATGACAAGCATATTCTTTTTAAATCAGAAGAGCCGTTCATTCCCGACCCTCATGCTGCGGCCAAGAGAGAGGCGGCCAAACGCGAGCACCAGCTGCGTCAGCAAAAGGCAGCCAACAAGGCCGCATTTATCCTGAACAACTCTGTTAAAGGTCAGCATCCCTATCTGATCCGCAAGGGTTTTCCTGATCGTGGCCTCATATGGAATAAGCTTCTTGTTCTGCCTATGCGGGTAGGTCAGCACTTGGTTGGCTGCCAGATGATTCAAGAAGACGGCACCAAGCGGTTTCTGACGGGGCAGCAGACAAAGGGTGCCAGTCTGGTGATTGATGCCAAAGGCCGCAATATCTTGTGTGAGGGGTTTGCCACGGGAATGTCTGTGCGTAGGGCAATGAAGCACTTGCGCGAGCGATATACCATTCATGTTTGTTTCTCTGCGGGGAATATGCTTGAGGTGGCCAAGGGTCTGCGTGATCCGTTGGTGATTGCCGACAATGATGCGATGGGGGTTTCGACAGCCAAAAAAATAGCCTCACGCTACTGGCTTGGCGAGGCTGGAGAGGACTTTAACGATACCGAGCAGAGAATTGGCACCCAGTTGGCTGCCGAATCCCTGCGTATGGTTTTGTAAGTTTTGTGTAAGTTCTGATATACCGGCTGGAATATCAGCCTTATGTTTAATAAATTAGCCTCATGCTACTGGCTTGAAAATGGATAAATAGCCTCATCCTACTGGGTAGGAGAGGCGTTCTTTTCACTGGGTGGCTTTGTCAATGGCGGCTCTGATCCGTGCAACGGCCTTCAGGACTGCACCGGCCTTGTAGCATTCGTCTTGCTCAAGGTCTTCAACGAATGGCAGGGCGACCAGTAAGGCCTCCAACATATCAGGCGCAGCACATATCAGGCGGGCATTTTCTAGGACTTCGGGCTGCCCATTTTCCAAGTCGCATACTTGGGCGATCAGTTCGCCTTGTGCGTCTTTGATGTCTCGAAAATAGGCCGGACTGTGGCTGCGCGCGGTTTTCCATGGTGTGACTGAGTGCATGATTTAGCCTCCAAAATTTGGGGGTGTGTGAGTGAAGCCGGCATCTTCAAAGAATTTATCTATGTTTCGGCATAGGTGAAAAAACTCGTCTTCGTCTTCTTCATTGTCGGTCACTGGGTAGAAGCTCTCCATGTCTTCGCAGAAATCGAGCCCGTCCCTGTAATAGCCAATGAATCCCATGCCTTGCTCAATGTAGGTGGCCTCGACCTTGAAGCCCATGGCCTCTAAGGCGTGATAAATGCCCTCGGGAGGGCTCCAAGCGGTGTCAAAGTAGATCGTCAAGGCGTTGCCCTCAAGCTCGTAAACCTCGGGGCTATCTCGAATGCTCATATCCCACTTGGTGCCCCATTCTGAAACGCAAAAATCCCACCAGTTTTTGTGGCCGTAATTCTTCAGGTTCTCGGCCTCTTGAGCTTCAAGCTCGGCCTGTTCGGGTGTTCCTTTCCCAAGAAAACCCGCGCAAATTTTTAGGTTTTTAGGCACCGGCAAAATCATTTCAAAAATTGCAGGGTTTTCTTTTGCTGCAACGGCTCGCGCGAGCTCTTGCACGATTTCGGAAAGCTTCTTTTTTGATTCTTCATTGGTTGCGACAAGCTTCAATGAGTTAGAGCACCAGTTCGGCATAATGTTTACCTTTTAAAGTAATCGCGGAAAATCCCGCCCAAAGCCCCGACCCGCGAGGCTTCAGGCGTTACTTTGCGGCTTCCAGTTCGCGCAGTATTGCGCGCGCCAGTTTGACCCTTTCGTTATCGGTGCGCCACTGCTCACCTTTGTGGGGGCAGTGCTTGTCGTCTTGGTGCTCTTCGACAAAGTAGGCCGCGAGGTTTAAGGCCATGTCTAGCGCGTGTATTTGGTCTTTGGTCATATTGCCCCCTTCGCGTATTCGATAGCCTCAAACCACAAAAGCCAAGCATCCTCAATCCGTGACCAACTTTCGATCTCTTCAATAATTGCTTGCTGCTCTTTTGAGGTGCCAGTTTGCGCCTTGTCCTTGAATTCAAAATAATATTCGAGCTCACTCTGCGGGGCGTTGCCCATACAAAGCCTGTAGGCCTTCATAAAGGCCTTCTCTTCTTCGGTTGGTGTGTAGGGCTCGGGCTCTTGGTTCGCGTCTATAGAGGCCTGATAGTGCGCCAGTAGGGCGCGATAATGGTTGTCAAGTCCATTCATGATGTGACCCTTTCAAAATGTTTCTTTGTGTCTTCAATAAATTTGGCGACCTGATCGCAAGTGCAATCCTCGACCACCTCCCAAACTGAAATGTCATCCGCGCACCAAGTGTTCTCGGGGTCGTTCAAAATGGCGATGATTTCGTCATATGTGAGGTTGTCGGGGTAATCTGAAAGCCACTCATCGAGGGCGAAATGTTCCGATGTTTTCATATTTCCTCCACTGTGGTGTCTGTCCATTCGCCCGTGTGCAAATAGTCGCCCTCATCGCGTTGGAGCATTCCAAGTGCGATATTCTCGGCTTCGACTTGGTCTTGAGCTTCTACTGTGTAATTTGCCCAAGTTTCATACTTGAAGCAGACTTCAAAAGTTTTCATTTTGTTGGCTCCTTAATAAATGCAAATACCGCGTGAGTAGTAAGCTGCGGGGTCTTTTCCTTGGGGGATGTCTTGCGGGCGCAAGATGTAGAGGGCTGCCCCTCTTGGGTCTGTCTGTAGGTAATAGGACAGAATCGGGTCTTCTGCGCGTAATTGGCGAATGTTGCGCGCGTGGATGATTGAATGCAGCCGCTTAACTGCGCCAGTTTCGCGGTCGGGGCAGCGGGTGCGCCTGCCTGAGTATTCGCTGCGCCAGTAAGTGAGGCCGGTCGCATCATCTCTTTCAATGCAGCCGCCATCTGAGCCGCATTCGAGCTCATACCATCGCTGCAGGGTCATGCTAATTCTGCGGAGCTTGTCGGCTTCTTCGGCCTCAAAGCCGAGGGTTAACAGGGTTTCAATTTGTTGCGCTTGGCGCATTGCTTCTTTTTTGGTCATGATGTGCTTTCTTTAGTAGGCGGGGGCTTTTAAATCGTCTTCAATGAAGGCAGGGTTTCCGGTTTGCTCAATGTAAAACTTGGCTTCGGCCTTGGCTTCTTCGAGCGTGTCGAAAGTGCCCAGTTCGGTGCCGTTGTGATTGGTCACGATATATACAGAAGGCCAAGACAGGCCGGCTTCGGCTTCTGCGGTGAGCTCAACAAAGCCGCCCGCGTTTTTGTTGTAGCTGTGATTTACTGCCGTGACTTTTAGACGTTGGCCATTTATCCGCACATACACTTGGAGCTCGGGTTCTGCGCGCTGCAGCTCTTGGATTAGTTCAGTGGCTTTCATTGTCTCTCTCCCAAGTTAAGGTGTACCCATTCAGGCATATCCCAATCAACATAATAAATTTCGTGTATTTCGTGATCGTTCCAACTGTAAACTTCAAGCTCTGGGTTGCATTGTTGGAGTTGTTCGATTAGCTCTTTAACTTTCATTTCAGTTGCTCCTTGCTTCTTGTCTGCCGCGTTCGAATAAGTGGATATACCACCAGTGAAATTCTGTGTTTTCGAATTCTTTGAGATGGTCATTGAGTTTTTGCCGGATGGCTTTTGCCTTTTCGGGCTTTGCCAGTTCATAGCACCAACCGAGGGTGATTAGCTGCGACTCGCTCATGAGAGCACCATTACAGAGAGGGCATAAACTGCGAGGCAAAGCATCAGGGCAGCGATAAAGTCAAAGCCGGCTTGTGCTCTTGCTTGGCGTTTGAGCTGCATTTCAACTGCGCGCAGCTCTTCGCGTTGGGTCATGATGTGGCGGTAATACTTCATTTGGATTCTCTCCTGTAGATGTAAAGGGCAGAATGAACGGCAGCAGCTAAAAAGAAAACAACGGCAGCAGCAGGCAGCCAGTTAATCGGTGCCGGCAGATAAACCCAACAGGCCAGTTCAATGATGGCACCGGCAAGCATGAGCACACACACGCTCGCTTCGGAATAGATGTAAAAGATTCGGTCTAGTTTTTTCATGGTTTGCCTTTCAAAATTCATTGGTTAATATTTCAATAACCTGTTGGTCGTTGCGATCTTTCAGGGCTTGGCGCAGCTCGTCATTTTCTAGGGCGATGCTTGGGTGTATGTTGTGCTCGCTGCATAGCGCGTCAAATTGATTTTGTGTCATGGTTTACCTTTCAAGTATTGAGATGCTTCAGGGTCTTTAATTGCTGCCCGATACCTTGACCCTTTAGAGGTAGTCGAACATTGGGGAAACCTTCAACGGCTGCGGCATAGTCTTTGCCGGCCAACACTGTGACAGTGCGGCCTTTATGCTGCTGCAGCTGCTGCGCTGCCATACCCGCCCAAACTTTGCGTTGTTGGCGGTTCATCTTGCACAAAGCGCGGTCATAGGGGGCGATGTTTTGCTCGGGGTCAATGACACCATGCAAGGCAGACAAGATCAAGACATCGGCACCGGCTCGCTCTGCTGCGGCCATGGCGAACCTGAATGCTTGGCCTTGGTAGAGGTCGCGGGCTTGCGCGGCCGTGTCCAGTTTGGCATTGCTGCAAGCTATCAAGTAGAGGGGTATCTCATAGAGGGGCTTCATTGGTTGGACTCCTTAATAAAAGAACTAAACAAACACATGAATAACGATTTCACCATGTCATGTGTTGACTTGTCAAGGGGTTTTATAAAATATTTTTGCGCGGGCTTTTCTCTTTGGTTTATTTGATCCAGTAGAAGGGGAAGACATAGAGTCAATCACTGGGTGAGCTGCTGCAGCTCGTGGCCAGTTGGTGCAGTGGTTTGCATTGCTGCCGTTCTTTTGATATGGTCGGGATTCTTATTTCATACCCATTGAAAACACCATGCCTCAGAAGTTAACGCGCGCGCAAATAAAAGCCGGATTAGATCAGGTGCCCATTGAAACCCTGTTAAGCAGCGGAGAGGGTAAGACACCCAAGCTCACCAGTAAAGCTAAGGCCTTCGCTCATGCCGTTGCACTGGGTAACACCAAGGCAGCAGCATACAGGCAGACGTATAACCCAAGGCCGGCCAAGTCAACCATTGTCACGGCACCATATAAGCTTGCAGGGGATGCGCGAATACAACGTGAGATAGAAGCCTATAAGCTGGCATTAGAGGCGGAGAAACATCGCACCCCTGCTCAGTTGAAGGCCTTGTTAGTTCAGCAGCTGGTGCAGCACTCCCTTGATGAGGATTTCCCCCCTGCTCAACGCATGAAAGCTTTGAACCTGATCGGCCAGTTGTTTGAGGTTGGTGCCTTCCTTGAGAGAAAAGAATCGGTCATCATCCACAAGAGCTCAGACATCAGGACGCGCCTACTCGAACGGCTGCAGTCTCGCTCACACATAGAGCCGGCCAGTGATGCACTGGAATTGCTCGAAGAAATTCGGGGCACTGGCACTTCGGAAGCGGCAGGCGCAGCACCCACCGGAGGGGCACCCGCCCAATGCGACCCCGTGGCCAGTGGCGCCCTATCACATACTGTTTCACTCATTCAAACACCAACAAAAAAAGAGGGGGTACCCCCTTCCGAAATTACCGATGTGATTAGCGACTTTGATAAAGAATGACCCCCCCCTATGTTTATCTATACGAAAAGGGGCGGGGGGTATATTTCTGATATTCCACGCGGTATATCAGAACTTACATGAAACTTACAATGCATAAGAACAAAGAAGCGATTAAGCAAACGCTAGAGGCGTGTATAGGAGGATGTATGACTGAGAAGCAAAGGACTGTGTTCCTTGTGATAGATGAGTATTGGAGGAACTATGGGTATGGGCCTTCTATAGATGACATTATGTTTCATACTGGGGATAGAGGGCGGGGGAATGTTCACAGGGTGGTGAAGAAACTTTGTGACTTAGGGATATGCAGGCGGGCTAAGAATTCGGCACGAAGCGTGCGGCCGTCTTACTTGAAGTTGAGGAACCTTCCTTGAACAAAAAACAACAGCTGGAGAAGCAGGAAGAAATAGATCTGTTTGTCAGGAGGGTGATGTTTGCCTTGAACCTCCCGAAAGAAGAAGCCGCCGAAGCCGCTGAGACTTTCTTTAAGATGCCTTCTAACGAACAAGCCTCTTACCTAGACGACCTTGACGCATTAGAAGCCAGCCAACAACGAGAAGAAGCCTTCGATGACTTTAATAAATTCGCCCATTCCATGTGGCCGGGGTTTATTGACGGACGGCATCACAAGGTCATGGCTAAGAAGTTCGAAGAGATCGCTACTGGGAAGATAAAACGCCTGATCATCAATATGCCTCCTCGACATACGAAGTCTGAGTTTGCCTCTTATATGCTACCGGCTTGGTTCTTGGGACGGGATCCTAGTAAGAAGATTATCCAGTG